TCTCTTAACTCTGCTTACGGTGCTCTTGGTAGCCAGTATTTCCGCTTTTATGATTTACGAATGGCTCTTGGCGTCACTACTGCTGGTCAGTTGTCTATTCGGTGGATTGAGGCTAAGATAAACGCCTACATGAATAAACTATTGAAAACAGAAAGTGATTATGTTATCGCCTCGGACACAGATTCGATTTATCTCCGTCTTGGTGACCTTGTTGATAGGGTGTATGGTATGGGACAGAAAAACTCTGTCTCTCCAAACATCGACAAACAAAAAGTTATTGACTTCATGGACCGTGTATGCGAAGATAAAATTCAACCGTATATTGATGAGAGTTATCAGGAACTTGCTACGTATGTTCATGCGTATTCCCAAAAGATGCAAATGAAGCGTGAAGCATTGGCTGACAAAGGTATTTGGACAGCCAAGAAACGGTATATTCTCAATGTTTACAACAACGAAGGTGTTGCATACAAAGAACCTGACCTGAAAGTTATGGGTCTAGAAATGGTGAAGTCTTCTACACCATCGGTTGTTCGTGTTAAAATGAAACAGGCGATTGAACTAATGGTTCGTGGTACAGAAGATGACATTCATACCTTCATTGAAGAATTCAAACAAGAGTTTAAGAATTTGCCACCTGAAGATATTTCTTTCCCTCGTGGTCTGAATGGTCTAAAAGAATATTCTGATTCTGCCACTCTGTACAAGAAAGGCACACCTATTCATGTTAAGGGTGCAATTCTGTATAACTACAATTTGAAATTGTTGGGACTAGAGAAGAAGTATCCTAGAATCCAAGAAGGTGAAAAGGTTAAATTCTCATATCTGAAACAACCAAACCCATTCAAAGATTCTGTAATCTCTTACCCAACCAGATTGCCTCAAGAGTTTGGTCTACATGATTATATTGATTATGATTTGCAGTTTGAGAAAACATTCCTTGAACCGATTAAGGTTGTTTTAGATTGTATGGAATGGAAAATCGAAAAGACAAATTCTTTGGAGAGTTTCTTTGGATAACATTCGCATCATTAAAACTGGCATCAATGTAAATAAAATATTGAGACAGTTGAAACAATATCCAGAGGATTGGGGTTCACAAAAGAAACTTGGTGGTACAGAACAAGTAGACCCAACAAAATATATTGTTACTGCTGATGTATTGCAGTTGGTGATTGGTGCGGTTAATAGTCCAGATGAATTCGTTGGTGATACTGAGTATTGTATCCAAACACCTGCATATAAAAAACACACCGAGATTGTTGGATTTCTGAAAAGAAATTTTAAGAACTTTTCTCGGTGTGCTTTCTTGGCACTACCTGTTGGTGAAATTGTAGGTACGCATGTAGATTTTGGAAGTTATTACTTGACAAGGGATAGATATCACCTCTCTATTCAAGGTCGTTATGAATATACAGTAGGTGATGAGAGCGTTATTGTTGAACCTGGAACTTTATTGTGGTTCAACAACAAACTACCACATGGAACTAAAAATATTGGAGATGAGGTGAGGATTACGTTTGTGTTTGATGTTCCACATTCAAAACATAATCCTTAGATATTATGATACAAGTATTGTTACCATTCTTAACTGCTATTGGTTTATCTGGTGTTGCGGCTTATTATTCTGTAATTGGTCTAGCACAGATATTTCCTGGTTCTTTTTGGCCTATTATTCTGATGGGTTCTATTCTTGAAACATCTAAACTGGTGACAGTATCTTGGCTATATAATAATTGGAAAGAAACAAACCGATTGATGAGATATTATTTCACAACGGCAGTTGTTCTTCTGATGTTAATTACCTCAATGGGTATTTTTGGTTATCTTTCAAAGGCACACCTTGAATCTAATGTGACACTTGGTGCCAATACGGTACAAATCAAAACACTTGAAACGCAAGAGAAAATTGCTCGTGAAAGATTGGAGTATCTTTTAAAACGAGCAGGTGACCCAGCAACAGCATCACGCAAGATTGATACACAAATCCAAGAGACACAGGCAGAACTAAAACGAATTGCTAATGAGAAGTTGCCTTTGCTTGCAGAAGAAAACAAACTGTCGGCAGAAATTGGTCCAATCAAATACATCGCCGAGTTGTTCTATGATAAAGAAGACCCTTCATTCATAGATAAAGCTGTAAGGGCTGTAATCATAGTCATCATTTTTGTATTTGACCCACTTGCCGTTTTATTACTCATAGCAGCCAATCAAACATACAGAAACAGATACAAACAGGAAGACTTACCTGTTTTGAAGAAGAAGGCAAAGAAACCAAAACCACTTGACAATTTAGGTGGAAATAGTTTAGAATCCTTTTTCGTAGACGAAAGAAATGAAGTTATACCCAAGTCAAAAATTACGAAAATAGATGGAGAATTTAAATGAGTTTGCTTGAAAAACTAAAAAAGAATTCGACAATTAAAGATAGTGCAATTCTATCTAAGTCGAAATTCTTTACCGATAAAGATGTGATTCCAACGGCCGTGCCAATGATTAATGTGGCACTATCTGGTCGCCTTGACGGGGGTATTACTCCTGGCCTTACTATGTGGGCAGGTCCATCAAAACACTTTAAGACTGCTTTCAGTTTGTTGATGGCTAAATCTTATATGGACAAATATCCAGAAGCGATTCTATTGTTCTATGATTCAGAGTTTGGTACGCCAGTAAAATACTTTGAAACATTTGGCATTGATATGAATCGTGTGTTGCATACACCATTGACCAATATTGAACAATTGAAGTTTGATATCATGCAGCAGTTTGAGAACATCGAACGTGGTGATAAACTTATGGTTATCCTTGATTCAATTGGTAACCTTGCTTCAAAGAAAGAAGTTGAAGATGCTCTTGAAGGTAAGTCTGTTGCTGACATGTCTCGTGCAAAACAAGTTAAGAGTTTGTTCCGTATGGTAACACCACACTTGACTATCAAAGATATTCCAATGGTTGTGGTGAATCACACATACAAAGAGATTGGTATGTTCCCGAAAGATATCGTTGGTGGTGGTACAGGTTCTTATTATTCTGCTGATAACATTTATATTCTTGGTCGCCAACAAGATAAAGATGGTACTGAAATCGTTGGCTATCATTTTATTATCAATGTAGAAAAATCCCGTTATGTTAAAGAAAAATCTAAAATACCTATTTCTGTATCTTTTGACGGTGGTATTAGTAAGTATAGTGGTGTACTTGACCTTGCACTTGAATCCGGACATGTGGTCAAACCAAGCAATGGTTGGTATGCAAAGGTAGACCAATCTACAGGTGAAATTGGTGATAAGAAACGACTTGCTGATACAGCAACGCCTGAGTTCATGGAACCAATTTTGAATGATGACAAATTTAGAGAGTTTGTGAAACAAAAATATGAGATTGCTTATGGCGACATTATGGGAAAAACTCCTGTGGTGGAAGAAACCGAAGATGCTTGAAGAAGATGTTGATTACAGGTTCTTTGATTTAGACTATCACTTTGCTGATGGTGAAGACCGTAAAGTAACTGCAATCGAAATTTTAAAAGGCGAATTCAAAGGTGTAGCATATCACTACACCAATGTCCGAGTTGTAGAGGAGGGTATGGTTGCTCGACTACAATTCGGATATGTTATTGGACATCCTGGCGATTATACACCAGAGGCCTTGAAAAATAATGAAGATTTTGTTACATTTATGGGTGTGTTGTTAGAACAAATTTTGGAAAAGAAAACGAATGAACCGATTAGAACAGACTATAATCAAGAACCTGATTTACAATGAGGATTATACTCGTAAGGTATTACCATTCATTCGACCTGATTATTTTGCCAATAATACTGAACAGATAGTATTCAAAGAAGTTTTCGACTTCATCAACAAATACAAGAATCCTCCAACACATGAGGCACTTGTAATCAATTTCACAGAGAGAAAGAACCTCACAGAACCACAAGTTCGTGAGGCTCTTGAGCTTCTGAATGATATTCACAAACACAAAGATGAACCGAGTGAGACAAAATGGCTAATTGAACAAACTGAGAAGTTTTGCCAAGATAAGGCCATTTACAATGCTATCATGGAATCTGTAAACATCCTTGATAGTAAGGGTGAGAAACGAAGTAAAGGTGAGATTCCAAAACTATTGAGTGATGCACTTGGTGTTTCGTTTGATAATAATATCGGCCATGACTATATGCAAGATGCCGATTCTCGTTATGAAGCCTATCACAAAGTTGAATCTCGTATTCGTTTTGACCTAGATTACTTCAACAAAATTACTAAAGGCGGCCTGCCTCGCAAGACTTTGAATATTGCTCTTGCTGGTACTGGTGTTGGTAAATCATTGTTCATGTGTCATTGTGCCGCAGCCAATCTTACAGAAGGTCAGAATGTATTGTATATCACAATGGAAATGGCTGAAGAAAAGATTGCAGAGCGTATTGATGCAAACTTGTTGAACATTGACCTGAATGAATTGCACACCATTGGTAAAGAAGATTATATCCGTAAGTTCTCCACTTTGCAGAACAAGACACATGGAAAACTAATCATCAAAGAGTATCCAACTGCCAGTGCTTCTGCATTACACTTCCGTGCTTTGTTGAATGATTTGGCTTTGAAAAAGAATTTTAGACCAGATATCATCTATATCGACTATCTAAACATTTGTTGTTCAGCAAGAATTAAACCTGGCGCCAATGTGAACAGTTATTCATATATCAAATCTATTGCAGAAGAATTGCGTGGTCTTGCTGTTGAATCTGATGTGCCAATCGTATCTGCTACACAAACAACTCGTAGTGGTTATTCCAACTCCGATGTTGAATTGACAGATACTTCCGAATCTTTTGGTTTGCCTGCAACTGCCGACTTTATGTTTGCTTTGATTACTAATGAAGAACTAGAAGGTCTAAATCAAATTTTGGTTAAACAGTTGAAGAATCGTTATGCAGACCCAAGTTCCAACAAACGATTCGTTCTTGGTGTTGACCGTGCAAAGATGAGATTGTATGATGCAGAACAATCAGCACAAGAAGATATCACCGATTCTGGACAACAAAACACACCACCACTAAACACATTTGGTAATCGTGAACGAAGAAAAGATTTTGGCGGTCTTAAAGTATGAAACTAACCCATGAACAAGCAGTAAAGTGTGCAGAAGTATTCTCCGACTACTTTGATAAGTTTGGTAGAATTGATGAATACATGCGTGAACAAAAACTGGCCTCAATGGCAGAACGGTCACCTGTTCTCTTTGGCATGGGACCAGAAGAAGATTTGTTCTCTGATTTTACCATGTCACCTGCTGATATGGAGTTTGAACTTGTTGAATTACCACAAGACCGATGGGACACTTACTTGAATATGATTTCTAGTCACTCAAACATGACCAGTATTCCTGGTCGTTGTTTGCGCTTGGCAATCCTAGAAAAGAAAACACATAAATGGTGTGGTTTTATTCGTCTTGGTTCTCCTGTTATCAATTGCAAACCACGAAATGAAATGTTGGGTCAAGTCTTCACACAAGTAGAAGGTGGTGCTCAACGATTCAATCAATGTGCTGCAATGGGGTTCGTTATCGTTCCTGCACAACCATTTGGTTTCAACTATCTTGGTGGTAAGTTACTGGCTGCAATATGTACCACACATGAAGTCCGTAAAATGTTGGATGAAAAGTATGGCATGACTACTTGCCTATTTGAAACAACCAGTTTGTATGGTAGTTCAAAAGCAGTATCGCAGTATGATGGTATGAAACCTCTGATTCGTTTCAAAGGTTTGACCGATAGTGATTTCTTGCCTATGTTGCATGGTGATACTTACACCAACCTCAAAGATTATATTGAGGGCATCATTGGTGAACCATTGGCACCAGAGGGTGCATCGTCACGCAAGTTGAAGATTTCCAATGCAATGGTTAGTATCATAAAAACAACACTCAAAGGTACACCAGAGGGTGCTAAGTTTGCACAGACGATTGAGAACGCCAAAAACCTGAACGAACAGAAACGGTACTTTGTCTCCGATTATGGGTTCAAAAACATGGTCGATTTTGTAAACGGAAAGGATACAAAACTGGTGCCAGGTGAGAACTATGAGAAACACAACTTATCCAACATCATTGAGTGGTGGCGCAAGAAGGCCATCAACCGATTTGAGACATTGAAAACAGAGGGTCGAATCCGTACAGAACAAGAAGTATGGACTGGTGATAAAGTGCTTGACATTATTCGGTAACCGTGGTAGGATAAATACCTGATAAACACTAAATCAGGTATTGACATGAAAATCCCATCAAAAGTTAATGTAGACACAGAAGGTAAAATTTCAGGTGCTGGTGCAGAAGTTACCGCTTTGGCAGAAAGCCTTCAAGCATATGCTTGTGCAACTCGTCAACATCTAGGAAGAGATTTGACCGATGTAGCAGAAATAACTGATAAGACTATCGCTGACGCTGATTGTGATAGAACATTGAAACAATGCATGGCAGGTTTAGATGAGAATTGGTTTAGAAGTGTTGTATTAACTGCTAATCTAATCTTTGAAGAAGTTCCTGGTGCTAAGACTGGTAAAAAATTCAAGTTCTATCGTGGTGGTAAATTAGTTAATGATATCTATGACAACTGGCGTAAATTTAAAAAAGGTAGTGGTATCACCGGCGATGACAAATGGAATCCTGCCGATATCTGGATGATTAAAAAAGATTTTAAGCTCAGAAAAGATTTCGACACATTGACCGAATACAATCGTTATGTCTATGATGAATTTGCTTACACTAATATGATTGGCATTTCATTAAAGAAAATCGGGCCAAAAGATTTCCCACACTCAAAGTTTTTCAACAATGGCAAACCACTTGTTGCTCAATTCACTGGTGTAAAACTTGGTATGAATATGACCGATTCAAAGGACATTTACATACAATATAAATCTGAGGGTGTTGCGGGTGAAGTGCAGTTAAGAAACTTTTCATCACGACCTGTACCATCATCATGGCAAGGTGAGATTAAAGGCAAAGCTGCTGCAGGTGGTAAAATTGGCGGCGGTGTTATCTTTGAAGGTGCAATTGATGCTGGTGTTATGAGGTCAAAGTTGACAATGCCTAATCAAGTACCTATTGAGAAACCATCTGAAGCTGATTTTAAAAAATTTGCAATGATGTTCAAAGAGTTATCAGGTTCAAAAGAAAAATTAGAGACTCTGATTGTTCAAGCAAAAGCAGGACACAGACAAGATAAAACATGGTGGATGTCAAAGTATATTGGTATCGACCTTGTGTATACAGTCATTAAAGAAAAGAAGATGGATGCTTTGTGTAAATACATATATGAATATGCATCATCAGCAACAAAGAATAGTAGTATCTTCATAAAGTATAGTTAAAATGAAATTCACAGAATTTATAACCGAAGCAAAAGAAGGTAAGAACCTTCACCTTGAACATATCGAGGATGAAGTTCTTAATCGTGGTGTTATTGGCACCCGTGATGCAATCAATTTTCTACAAGCACTAAGAGACATGCTTGCAGGCAATTCTTCAAGTAGAGTAAATGTCACTACAAAATGGGACGGTGCACCTGCCGTATTCTGTGGTATCAATCCAGAGAATGATAAATTCTTTGTTGGTACTAAAGGTGTTTTCAATGCAAATGCTAAGTTAAACTATACTGACGAAGACATTGACAAGAATCATCCTGGCGAAGGTCTTAATGCCAAACTAAAAGTTGCACTACGATATCTGCCAAAACTTGGCATCAAAGGCGTCCTGCAAGGCGACATGATGTTTAGTAAGGGTGATATTAAAGAACAAACAATTGATGGTGTTAAATACATCATCTTCCAACCAAACACAATTGTTTATGCTGTGCCATCTGATTCTAAGTTGGCCACATCTATGTTAGCGGCTCAATTAGGAATTGTGTTTCATACTTCATACACCGGCAAAACAATGGCAGATATGAAGTCATCATTTAATATTGATATTAAGAATTTGACCACAACAAAAGATGTTTGGTTCCGTGATGCGTATTTTGTTGATGCATCTGGTACTGCAACATTCACCGAAGATGAGACTAAACAAATTACCACGATTCTGTCACGAGCAGGTGGTATGTTTAGAACCGTAAATTCTATGACATTGAATCGTATCGCCACAACAGAAATGATTCAATTACAAATTAAAACATTCAACAACACAAAAGTTCGTGCTGGTGAACCAATACGAAATGTCAATCAACACACAAGAGAATTGATTCGATGGGTTGAAGAACGCCTCAATAAAGAAATTATTGCAGCCAAAAAAGAAGAAACAAAACAGAAACGCCAATTTGAGAAGAATGAATTGATGCGTTTCTATCGTAACAATGCATTAGAACTAGAAAAGATTTTCCAAATTCAAAACGATATTGTTGCTGCAAAAAATATGATTATTAAAAAATTGCAACAAATGAAACAAGTAACTGGTACATTCCTAAGAACAGATGACGGTTTCAAAGTTACCAATCCAGAAGGTTTTGTTGCAGTAGATAAACTAAAAGGTAATGCTGTTAAGTTGGTTGACAGACTAGAATTTGCACATGCCAACTTCAATGCACAGAAAGCGTGGGACAAATAATGGCTTATGATTTAAATAAAATTTTAGCTGAGTATGGTGACAATGACTTTGGTTTCTCTGCCGTATCGGAAGAAGAATACAATGCAGTTATTGCCGAGAAAGATGAAACAGTAGAAGAATATAAGGCTCGATTGAAAGAAGTTGAAAAGATTATTATGCCTTTTCTGACCAATCTTTTAAAGACAGCAGATAAACCATACATTAATTGGCCAAACCGTGGACCAATCATCGAAAAACAAATACAAAAAATTATAGCTTTGACGAGGGGCTGATGTTAAAACAAGTAAACGGTAAATGGGCTTTAGTCTCAAAGAAAACACAAAGACCTTTAGCATACTACAAAGGTCAAGGCAAACCATCAGATGAATGGGTTCAAAAACAAGAAGCTCGTATTCAATTTTTCAAACATGGTATGAGTGAAGCTGCATACGCAGGTAATATTGGTATTATGGAATTGGTCAAGTTCAAACAGAAGGCCAACGAAAAAGAGAAAAAAGAGTTTGATGACCACTTGAAAAATAAAAGACACAAACAAGCATGGGAAACAGTACAACGTGTTACTGGCGTCAAACTACATAAGAGTGTACATGAAGAAGTAAAACCAGATATTCTTCCACCATCAGGTGCAGGAAATGATGGCACAGATACTTTAGTGAGAAATTATATGAATGATACTCCTGGCCAAGGCAAGATTAAATCATTTAAGGAATACAAGAAGTTATAATTATTGGAGTTTGTTATGAAAGATATGGTGATTGGTTTTATTACTGGCTACAGTTTTGACAAAATTGAGCCGTGGGTTAATTCATTAGATAGGTCTGGCTTTACTGGCACCAAAGCCATGATTTGTTACAATATCAGTTATGATGTTGCAGATGAATTGGCAAAAAGAGGATATACAGTTTTTGGTTTCAAAAGAAATGATGCAGAGAAGCGCTTAGAATACAAAGAAGATTTCTCCATCATGGTCGATAGGTTTCTACACCTATGGTACCTACTAAAACAATTCAGAGGACAATATCGTTACATCATTACTACAGATGTTAAAGATGTTGTCTTTCAATCAAACCCATCCGTCTGGTTAGAAAAGAATCTTGGTAACAAGAAGATTAATGCTGCTTGTGAATCCATGTATTACAGAGATGAAGATTGGGGCACACACAACCTAATGAAGTCATTTGGCCCATTGGTTCACGAGGCATACAAAAACAATCTAATCTACAATGCAGGTGTTATCTCTGGTGAGTTTGACACTATGCTCGATGTGTTTCTAAACATTTACATGTTATGCCAAGGTACATCACACTACATTGAAGGCGGTGGTGGTCCAGACCAAGCAGCATGGAACATTTTATTGGGCATGCAAACTTACCATGATGTTTCACGGAAAACAATGTCGGAAGAAGGTTGGGCTGCACAACTCGGTACAACAGGCCCACAAATAGCAGGCAAATATGGTGCTAGGCTGGTTGAAAAATCTCCAATTTTAGTAGATAATATGGTTTGCACAAGTGATGGCACACCCTTTGCCATTGTTCACCAATATGATAGAGTACCTGAATGGAAAGAATTGATTGAGAAAAAATATGCGTAATGTGATTTTTGTTCCTGTTGGTATACCATTGTCATTTCATTCTGCTTATGATATAAACAATCATTGGCGTGTAACGAAGCCGACACGCAACTATGAAGTTGTGGCTTACACATACAATGATTTTCAACCTGAATTGGGAACATATGACATTCTAATTCGTGATAAAGGTTTCAAGTGGGACTTGGCCAAACATTTCATGGAGACATTTGATTACAGAGACTATGACTACATTGGTTTTTGGGACGATGACCTTGTAACCGACATCCAAAGTGTCAATCGTGCATTAGAGATTGCACAACAACAAAACATGAAATTGTTCCAAATGTCAACGATTGCAGGTTCAGCATCTTCACATGCCGTTCTACATCAAAACAAAGAATGGTCATGGAGTAAAACAAACTTCATTGAAGGCATGGCACCATGGTTTCATTCTTCAACTATTCCAACTTTACTGGAATTTTGGAACTATCACAAGGTGTTTAGTGGTTGGGGTTTTGATATGATATTCAGTACCATTTTAAAAGAAAAGGCTGGTGTCATACATGAAGTTTCGATGTATCATCCAGACCGACAAAGTAATTATGACAAGACTGCTGCATTTAATGAAATGAATACAATACTTAATGAAGCATTTCCTAAATTTATGGCTGATAAGTATGGTGAGTATGCAGATATGAATATTGATTGGAGTGGTGCTCAAGGCCACGAAAAAGTTTATGAGTTT